CGCTAATTATAAACAATCTGCCCCAATGGCAAAAATTCTTAGATGAAAAAAGAAATCTAACCTTAGTTGATGAAAAGAATTTAATTTATAGAGTAATAGCACCCGATAACTCAAATAACATCCTCTTCTGCATTGATCCTAGAAACATCCGACCTGATGGTAAACACCAAATATTTTACGGAAAACAAGTCGAAATACAAGAAGAGTTACCAAAAACAGAAATCCTCTCATTCTCAGACGAGGACTTCGAACTTATGTTCGAAGATGACAAAGCTCCGGAGGAAGACCCAATAATTATAGATGAAGAACTTATACCAGAAGAAACTAAACAAGAAACAGCAGCCTTGCTTAATACTCATAGTGATATAAGGACTATTTTATGGTCAGATATGAGCCTAGACGAACCTTCCAACTTGGAGGCCCTCCGCGAAAATATATCAATTCCTGAATTTGATGATGCAGTTATAGTTGAACCAACAGGACCGAAATACCATAGAAATCAGAATACAACTTACCCATCTATTAGTCAATCTATCTTACGCTCAAGTGTGTACACGCATGGTACAAGCACCCCTATAACAGTAAAAGGAGCGGTAGATTGGATGGAAGCAAATAGCACCAAGGCAATATTAGAAGATGGTACTATGCATATATCTGGTATTCGCCTGAGCCAGAAAGATTCATACGATGAGATTAGAATATCCGATAAGGACACCTGCTTTCAACAAATTCCACGAACAAAGTATTACGCCATTATTCGAGAAAGTTGGTATGAGGACATGGGAAAATTAGAATATGACATCATGATGAAAAACAGGCTATCTCCTATACGGAAAACAAAGGATGAGAAAGGAAACACAATACTACACTACCCACAAACATCTGGCACCCAGATGGGTTTGAGGCTCTCATTTGCAGTCCTTTGTATATTACATTCTTACGCAGTCAAGAAAAGTGGTGACCCAAGAAGGGCTTGTATTTTTGGCGATGACCTTGTTGCACATTGGTCTGAACAATCTAAAACCCGATACTTAGCAGCAATGAAATCACTAGGTTTTAGAATGAATAGCAAAAAGGAATTCCGCTCAAATCGCTTTACCCTCTTTTGTGGAACATACTTCGATCTCAAAAGATCTAGGATCATGGAATTCCCAGAATTTAAAAGTATACTATCAGCTAAAACGGAAAACGGTGATGAGGATAAAGACGAGTATCTCAGAATCAAAGAAGTCAACAACCAACAAATCTCCAAAGCAACACCTAATGAAATTAAAGGAATACAAGACTTAGTTCATATGTTATACCACCAAGAGCTCAAAGTAGTCTCAAGACACCTTCCGCTTAATGTACCGGAAGAGTTTGGTGGATTTGGACTATTACCATTCAAAAATCGACAAACAGAAACTAATCTTAAATTAAAACTGTTATTCAACTCAATGACGTTTGCCGAAAGAATAGCATATATTAAACATATGAAGAGTTGCTGGAGGAGAGTGATAAGAGACAAAGAAATCAGAAAATTAGAAGCCCTTATGGCTAACTTCCTTATAAACCACTCTACTAAAAAAGTTAAAAGATACACAGGACTTAAGCAATATGAAGTTGAAGAAATACTATCACTGTGTACCGCTAATATTGAAGCAGAAGCTCAATACTGGGTTGGAAGAGACAGGACGAAGCTAGACTCTGTCAAACAAAACTTCTTTGATTGTATAAAAAGATTAAACAGCACAATTGTCTCTACTTATAAAACGCATTTTGAAGAATACCAAGGAACGTCAATAGGACATCCCCGTGAGATACTTAAGGAGAATAAAAAATTATTGTACAACAAGTGCCGAAATTGGCATTTAAGTGAGCACCGAGTGTGGTTAGATACAGAATTATCAGAGTTATTTCAATTTATTAAAGAAGAATTAAGTTCAGAAGAACTTGTAGGTCTAATTGAACATCTAGAAACATCAGACAGCAAATTTATAGAAGAGCTAACCCGAATAGTCAGTTATACAGTGTTCGACGATGAATTGCGTGAAAAGCGGATCCAAGCTACAATTAAAAGAATTGAGCAAAGATTCGACTTTACACGATCAGTACCATCTAAAGTTACACTGGGAGACTACATCCGGGACGCCTTCAATAATTATTTGTCCTTTGATATCTAGATAGGATTCTTTATCGACA